ACGTCCACCAACACAAGCGGATCGTTCGCGGGATCGGTAGAGGCTCCGATGCTCGTCAGGGCTGTAATCTTGGAGTCTGGCATAGGTCAGGGATTAGTCGGTGGAGAGTGAGAAAACGATTTTGGAAGTGCCGTCCTCTTGGAGGACAAACGATGTCGCGTCCTCCTGCATCATGTAACGGTCCATCGCAGGATACGCCACTTCGATGGCATCATCCGACGTAGACAGTTGCAGTGAGAGCGCGAGTGTCATCAGGTTGTGGCGCGAGCGAAGTAGGCGATGACCGCGCCACTCGTCAGCGTAAAGCTGGAGATCTTACCCACGATGGTGATGCCAGCGGGAATGGTGGTCCCGCTCCAAGTGCCGGTAATACCAGTGCCAGCAATGGACGAGATCACGGTCGCGGTGATGGTCTGGATTGCGATGTATCCCGCAGTTTGCGCGGAGGTGCCGGTCACCAGAGTGAAACCCTGATGACCCATCGAATCCTGCGTTGCTACATCTGACTGGTAAGCGGACATTTTGGAATCTGGTTAGAGGGGAGGCTACCGGACCTATTCCAGCAGCCTCCCCAATTTTAGGTTAACCTTTTCGGACTTTCGGTGCTAAGGCTCCCTGTATCCACAGGATGAGCTTGCCTCCTTCGGGGACGCTCGCGGTGTTGAAGCTGTCGCGCTGGAGAGTCGCGTCAACATCGGGACCAGAAACGATTTTGCTCTTACCGTTCCGGTCCACCGCAATAGTGGTTGCGAGTCGCATATCCGTTAGGATTAGGCGGTGATCAGAACCTCGGCCTGAGTGGTATCCGCAGCGGCGGCACCGAACATGATGTCATAGGACGCCATGTGGCTACGGGTAGCGCGGGAGTACCAGACCGAGAGCAAGCAGGACAGACCGTTGTTGGTCGTGACCGTGCGCTGTTCGATGAACTCACCGGCAACCATGCCCACCGGCAGACCGGAGGCGATGGCGATAGCGTCGGGACCGCACACAAAACCAGCCGCATTGGTCTCAGCACCAGTCCAGCGGTTGTTTTCGGCGATGATATCGAATCCGAAACGACCGTTGTTGAGAGGGCCGTAACGAGCATCAGGGATCGGAACCGTACCGGCGGCAGCGGTCAGAGTGCCGCTGAACAACAGTCGAGCCATATGGCCACCGTCCAGAATCAGGTTCTTGGAGCGGTAGTTCTTGGCAGCAGCGAGGATCGCAGGGAGATCGCTGGTGTCGAAATTCGCAGCGGTGCCGATGGTCAGCGCGGTGCCGTAGTTGGCAGCGGTCATCACGGCGGTCAGCTTGTCGCTGATGCCGTACGCGAACAGATCAGCGGAACCCTGAGCGAGATCGGCCAGAGCGAAGCCCTGATTGAGTTCCTCCTGCGTGACAGTGAAGTTCTTGGAGATCTGATCGACGGTGACAGAGGTGGCAGCAAGCGTCGAATCGTTGTTGGTCTCCCAGTTCGTCGGGTTCACCTGAGCGGCGGTTCCGGTGGTGAACTTCTTGACGCGAACGGTGGCCTTCGGGCGGAGGTTATCCAGACCCACATTTCGGGAGAAAGCGGACACCAGAGCCAGCTTGGTAGCGGCAACAGTGATGACCGCATCAGCGAGGTAATCCACCACCAGTGTCGAGGTGAAGGTGTTGGCGTTCTGCGGAGCAAAGATGCTCTGCTGACGGAGAAGCTCACTGTGATTCTCAATCAGGAAGGCGCGACGCTCGGCGCCAGCGCGGAGGCTCTTATGCTTCTCTAGCAGCGGGTTTCCGAGGTTCTCAATCACGGGACGCACCGGCTCGGGAGCAGGGGCGGCGGTGGGGGTCTTCATCGCGGCCTCAATCGTCGCCAGCTTGGCGAGGACGGCAGCAAGATCGACGGACGCAGCAGGAGCCGCAGCCGCCACAGTAGTAGTGTCAGACATGGTTGTGTCGGTGTTGTTTTGTGTTGGTTGCGGCGTGTTGGTCACGCCACCCTCGCCTTCAGCGTTGGTGCTGTTGGTCGAAATCTTATCGTCTGGGGAATCATCTTCCTCCAGTTCTTCACGCTCCAACTGAGCGTAAAGAGCGCGGAACCAGTCGCGTCCAGCCGCACCACCCCAAAGGTTGGCAGCGACATCGGCGGGAGTATTAGGCTCGGCTTCAAGGAATCGCTCATTGCGACCCCACCAAGCGTTAGCCTTCTCGACTTTATCTTCGGTGGGCTGCTCTCCATCGACCAGAGATTCAGCCTCAAGAACGGTCTGTTTCTCCAGACCTTCTCCGGCCAAGCCTTCAGCGTACTGCTCAAGACCTCGGCGGAGATTGTTTTTGACCGTCTCGGGAGCGGTCTTGGTAACAGCGCGAGGGTGCCACTTCGCAGCCATCGCAAGCTGTTTGATTGGCTTATCCACCAGACCGAAAGCAAGAGCTTCGGCGGTGGTGAACCAAGTCTCCGCTTTCATTGCAGCGCGGATCGACTCAGGAGACCTGCCGGTTTTCTTAGCGTACACTCCAACCAGCACTTCGGCGTGTTGGTCGAGAGCATCAGCCATCTTCCGCATATCCTCGGAAGTGCCAGAAGCCATTCCGCTCGGATCGTGAATCATCATCAGAGCGGCATCAGCCATCTCGACGCGATCACCGGCAAGAGCAATGATGGAAGCAATCGAAGCCGCAATGCCGACAACCCGAGTGGTCACCGGAGCTTTGCGACCGCGCAACTGATTGTAAATGCTTAGACCATCCCAGACATTACCACCGGGACTGTTGATCTCGACCAAGAGCGGACCATTTCCGATCTCGTTCAAGACGTCCGAGAACTGCTTAGCAGACAGACCGCTACCACCATACCAATCTTCCCCAATCTGATCGAAGATCTGGATGTTTGAAGTCTCACCAGCAGAATTTGCCGGTGAATAATAGAGCCAGTCAGTCTTTTTGGTGAAGCTCATTCGGTTTTCTTGGCTCGCGGCTTGCGTTGCTTTTTGGTTTTAGCGGTAACCTCCGTTTGTTCTACAACAAGCGGTTGCGATCCACCTTCAGACGGAGCAACTGGCAACGGAGATTCAGAAGAATCATCTTCAATGTCAATAGCCGGTGCAGCACTAGCCGCAGGACGCTCTTTCTGAATCACCGAAATCTCAGAGACATCAACGTTGTATTTGTCGGCCAACTGACGAACAAACAAAGCTTGTTGAGCCTTAGCCTCAAGAGCAGAACGCCAATCAAGTCCACGCGCACCGTAGACCTCATCGTAAGTCACAACACCGGCTTCCAACTCAGCAAGTTGAGCCGCCGAGTTACGGCCAACATCAACATTGGGAGAACGAGGAGCAGTGATTGAAACTTCGTACCAATCAGAAGGAGCATCATTCAGAGTGGGATCACTCTTGATCGCGTACTCCATGACGTATTCGTAAATACGTCGAGCAGCAGAAGCCATGACCTGATGGCGCGATCGGAACCAAACAGCGGACATATCTAGCGCGCCGCGATAGACCGTTCCCTGCATGGACTCTGGATAGACCAGAACATAAGGAATACCAACACCGGCACAGACCTTTTCTGTCAGTTGCCGCCAGTATTCCCGCATATTCACACCGGGACGCTCGGTGGCGAACTGCTCGAAAGTGTCTCCGTTCTTCAGAACCTTAACGGAAGAACCGAACACTTGCTCGTAATACGTCTCAGCAGTGTTAGGCGTTACATTCGCACCAATACCAGCGCGGAGGCTGGAAGCTTGAACTTCACCACTTACGGTTTTGACGATTTGAGCGACGGAAGCCCCGAGCTTGCAGGCTTCCATTTCAAGCTTTTGGAGATCGTCGAGGTCGTGCAGGTCATTGATGACCGCAGAGACAAATGGGAGACCGCGAAGCTGGGCGGGCCGGTTAGGCTCGTAGATGTGAACGACCGAATCCGCAGGAATGGAGCGAACATCGACGAGGTTTCCTTGGGTTTTCTCGGAACCGATGAAATACGAAACAGCGCGACCAGTGCGCGGATCAAAGCGGATTCCGTCAAACACGGTCTCGTCTGACTCCATGCCAACCGGAGTCGCCACCGATTGGGCTTCGATCAACTGCAACCGAGGCTTTCCGCTCTCTCCACGGGTAAGCAGAATAAAAGATTCCCCATCATAGAACCAACCACGGGCGGCTTGTCCCATGAGCGTCGAGAACGACTGACGGGAACCGATATCGGGATATCGGCACCAGATATCGAACCACTTCTTAGCCTTAAGATTCCAAGCAGGATCGCTAGAAGCGGGTTGAACGGAGAACGAAGATCCAACTGTGTAAGACTCAAACAGATCCCCCAATCTGTTCATTATCGCGTTGTTCTGTTCAAAGAAACGCGACTTACGGACAATGGCTTGTCGGGTCGAACTGGTGACGTCAAAACGAGCAGAAGTGTAAGACGTGTCCAGATAAGACCGGCGCAACGACCGACTCGCTCCCTCGTACTTGTTAGCGGGAGCAGGAAAGAGTTTCTCTCGGATGGTTGCTAGGATTCCCATTATGACATCCGAGTGGTAGGCTCCCTTCGGAACTGCGTGAAGTCTCCGAAATAACGAGTGGTGGCAATCAAGATCGCTCCGAGCATCTTGTTGTAAATCTGGAGATCAGTCGGACTCGTAACACCATCTCCAGCCAATAGCGTCACAGCGTAGTCGTAATCACCCAACAGGGATTCCCACATTTCCAGCATCTCCATAGGAGCAGCGGTCCCTTTTCCGGGTTCAGCGAACTCAACGGAAACATCGCTGCTGGAAGTCTGGCGAACAATCTGACCGGACTCCTGAGAGTTTGCGGAAACGGTAAGCTTAGCGGTCAACGCTTCCAATAGCGTCAAAGCACCTTTGCTTGCGTATGTGGTACGCAAGTAGGCTCGCTTGGTCGCTACAGTGTATGTGAACACTTGCGCGGACTATTCACAGAGCGAAAGACTTGTCAACCACCAGAATTTTCGGAAGTGCTAGATGCAAGATCGTTCCACAACATCACCATCACCAATTGCATCAACTCGCAGTCATGCAAGTGATCTGGCCAACGAGTATTTCTCTTGAACCAGAGATGTTTGATTCTGCCAGCACGATTTGCGGTTGGCTTTAGGACGTGAGAGTCCAAATGCTTCCAGTATGTGTCAGAATCAGACGCAAATGCCCCGTCAGCCTCTAGCGGTGCCGGTAGACTACAAACAGTCCATTGATGCGATTCCGAGCCTTTACGGAGCCGTTGAAGGACTTCCCGCATATGCTCGGTGTCGAACACAAGAAGCGGTTGCACCGCATCGGTTCGCATGGATGTCGAGGTGGTGATGCCGAAAGGATGGATTGCTCCGGTTTTGCTGGTGAATCGCGCACCAGTCTCTCGACCTTTCATCGGCATCCAGCCAATGAGCATCGGCTTTCGGAGTCCACCTTCCGGTGGATATCGCAGACCGCATGGATAGGTGATCGGATTGCTGCTGGTCTGCGAGAACTCGGCGCAAGCGTCATAGACGGCTTGAGTGTTGAAACCGGAGTCAACACCCACATCCATGTCATGGACGTTGTATTGAAGTTGAACCCGTCGCAGAGCGGCAAAATCGTCCGCATGACCGGCAGCAACCAGACGCGAGTTTCCTTTGCTCCATTCTCGGCAGACCCACCACACAAACGGTGCAGCGGCTTGCACGTCAGCGGTAAGATATCGTCGAGCCTCTGGGAGACCGGAGTCGGAGACGACTTCAACCCTCTCTTGCTGGCTCTCTTGGTTCTCCCACGGTTCCGCGAGCATACCGTTGATGAACCCTTGCAACCCCATCATGGATGCTTTGGCTTCCAAGAATGAAACGGCCAAATGACCCCAAGTGCATTTTCGATCCGGTGAATAGAGAGACGAAAGATGGTAAGATCGAACGCTCGGAAGGCTCGCTTGATTTTCCGCAATCCATTTGCCGTTTCTCAACCCTGCGACCTTCTGACTATCATTGATCTTTCCCTGACAGAGTTGGCAAACGTAGTGTGCAGACGACCGGATCTTCTGCCAGTCCGGCCTCCCATCCTCGGTCTTGGCGTTGTCCCAAGTCACCTGCCGCCACTCCAGTTTGATGTACTCGGAGCAGTGCGGACACGGGATGTAATACCGTCGCTGGTCTCCTCGTAGGAAACGCTGCCAGATTCGACCCTCCGATGTTGTGGGAGTGCTGGTGAAGAAGGCTTTGGAGCTTGAGAACGCTTTAAGTCGTTGCTCTGCAAGGTCCAACGCATCGGCTTCTTTTGCTGTCGCTTCAGCGAATTTGTCCACTTCATCTGCCACCAAGATTCGGACGGGACGAGAGGCAAGATTTGCCGGTGAGTTTGACCCCACAAAGGTCAACGTGCAGCGGTCGAATTGCTGCTCTAGATTCGTCATCTGGTCTTTGTCTGAAGGGAACCGCTTTACCAGCGCGGGGCAGTCTTCCAGCATCGGGAGCCACCGAGACTTTGAAAAGCTGCGAGCCAGATTCTCGGAAGGCATCAGCCACAGTGCGGGACTAGGTTCAGTGTCGATAGCCCATGCAAGACCAGCCATGAGCGTTGTTGTCTTACTGGTTTGAGATCCCCAACACAACGTAACCTCTGACACTGAAGGATCTTTCCAACACTCCAGCGGTTCTCGGCAATACGGACGGACAGCGGTCGAGAATGGGCCGGGATGCTCCGTCTGCCTCTGAGTCAACGTCAGGTTTGATTCCGCCCATTCCACCACAGTCTGCCGTGGAGACGGGCGGTAGATCTGACGGCGGAACTCTAGGATTTCACGCTCAAGATCGCGCATCAGAACAGTTCAGTTTGATTGTCCGCGATGCTGTGCTTTCGAGCCTCTCCCATGTTCAAGAACGCCATGCGCTCATTGACTCCATCTACAAGCTTGTCTCGTAACTGGACATTGCATCCCCAAGTTGCGTTCTCATTAAAGATCTCAACCATCAGGACAATTCCGTCAGGCTCCAAGTGCAACACTCCCCAGAAAGGAAGCTTGGTGTGCTTGGTGATATCAAGAGCCGCTTGAAGCTTGCTCCACGAGATCATCCATTGGTTTCCATAGGTTGACTCCAGTTTTGCTCGGGAGTAATTCCGAGATTTGACCTCGTAAATTCCAGTGATCGTGCCGGTATTCTGGTTCCAGACGAATCCATCAATGCGCGACGGCTTGTCATCTGCGATCGGCAGGAACCGGAGAGCGGTGTCACGCTCAATGGCTTTGATAGCAATTCGATTCTGTCTGAGAGCCTCCAACCCTCGCGGCTTCTGGCAGTTCAAGATTTCCATGGATCTGTCTGGTGTAACGTCTTCAAACAAACGTCCTGAACCCAACGCTCAAGCTCTCTTTCGGCGTGTTCTGGATCATGCGGTGCAATGCGACCGGCAAGCTGCTTGGGCATACTCTTGAGCAACTGAGCAACAGCACCGTCATGGTCTTGCATCACCTTCTTGACCCAATCGCCAGAGACCAGTTTCCGCTCACGCTCTGCGAGATCCAGAACGTCTTGCCGTGCAGAAATCAAGTTCTTGGCTGCTGTCGAATGCACCGAGACCATGCGTCCAGCGTCCAGAGATCTCGCTCTGAGACTTTCAACGGCTAGACCATAGGCTGCACGTTCGATCTCCTTCTGTCGCTCATATGCCCCCTGTGGGGTGTCGTTAGCAACCTGCGAGCGGTCCACTTTCTCTTGGGCTTCCGGTGGGCGGTAAGGTCCATCCAAAGGCTCCGATCGAATGTGGCTGGCTTCGATAGCTGCTTTGCGACGTTGGGCCGATGATCCACGCCAAGCATCCGCTGCTTCCGCTGAGTCCAAAGGCATCCCCTTTGAAACCAACTGAGAAACTCGACCTTTGGTCAGGCCAGAGTGTTTGACGTACTCTCTCTGGGTCATCGCAGACTTTCTGGAAGATCTTCGGACTTGGCTTTGAGCAGGTCAGCCAACCCCTTTGAAATCGTGCGTCGAGCAGGACTGTCATCGTCCGGTGCGTAATGCGCGGCCACCAGATCGCAGGTTGTTCGATTTGCGCGGATCTGAGCGAGATGCCAACGCAATGTGTGATGCCCAAAATTCAGCATGACGTATTGTGCAGCGTTTGTCATTTGTGGGGTTTATTTATAAATAGCGAGTTTGATCGCGGAGAGAGATCGGTCCCGCGCGATCACCA